CTTTGCTGAGTCAAGAAGCTGATCTACTGTTACTGAACCGTATGATGGGTTGTAAGTAATTTGAAGACCGTTATTTGTAAATCCAACGTTTCTCCACTTTGTAGCGTTTGCTGGCAAGTTAAGTGTGTCTGCGTATGGTACTGTTGCTGGTACTGGTGGTGTTGCTCCTGCTGCCTTTACAACAAAACTTACACCGTCGGTTGAACCTGGCTCCATGTCATCCTTGTAGTTTGCTGATGTTGAATCAAGTGCTGACAAGAATAGTGGAGAAGCTCCAACTAGAATATTTTTGGCTGATGCCATTTGTATTACCTCCATTAAATAAATATATATATTGACTTACTTTTTAAATCTAAATCAAAGCTGGCTAGGCTTTTTCCTCTTAGCTAATTTTACTGGATAACTTGACTAAAAGCAACTAGTTGAATCTACCCTTAGAATCAGTACTCCTGGAGTATTTGGCCTCTAGGATCACATCTGTTGACATAAAGCCTTTTAATTCTAGGGAGGGCTCTATGGGTGATGTTTCTATCACATGAATACTATGGAATTTTAGCTTACTGGGCCGAATTGAATTATTTACATCTTGGGCAGATTCGTCCATTCTTCTAAATAGGTCCATCATGATGTTTCTTATTTCATAGATTTCTGTGACATCTGTTGAATATATAGTAAAAAGAATTTTCTCGCAGGCCAAGAGCCAGATGTCTTCAAATGAAAGACCTATCTTGTCATAGATAATGTGCTTCTTTCCATTTAAAAATTGATCCATTTCTGGGGATTGCTGTACTGGGATAATGGGTATAATCTCTGTACCTAGGTTATCTGAATAATAATCATAGGCATCAAATATCCCCGCCGCCTTTAATTCTTTCCATAAAAATTTACGAAGCTCAAACATTGCGTCTACTTTATAATCTACGGTCATAGCGAGCCTCCAAATGCTGCATGTAATGATGCGTCAGCCTGTACCCTTATTTTACCAGGGGTGAAGCTATATTGCACTTTTTTAATATTCATTGGAACATCAAGCGCCTTTGCTATTTTTGAATTAAATATCCTTTGTAGCCCAGACGATTTAATTGAAGCGTTAACTAATTGACCTCCAAAAAATCTTCCATACGACAATGCAAACTGGTGTGATGCTTGGGCTCCACCAGGCTTCTTAACGGTCACTGACGTGCCTTTGGGCATAAAGACTGTTTCACCATCCATCTCGAACACAAGTCGCTCAGCGGACCTTGGGCGGATTACTATGGGCATTCCAGCTTCCATCACGTCTGCCTTGTTTGCAAATACATATTTTTTCTTTTGTTTTTTATTTTTAGTTGGTACGGATGAAACTGATGGCTTAAAGTTATAATTTATTCTAAATGAAAGTCCTTCTGTTTCAATTGTATAAAGTTTAAATAGTCTAGAGGAAGGTGTGCCTGCCTTATTCCATTCGTAAACATGGTGTAATGATCTAGGCTTTGTTCTTGCCTGTGAATCCATATATAGCCCAAAATCTTTTTCTATCTGATTAAAGATAGTTGTTTTAAACAAATTCTTAAATGATTCGTTTGTAGTTAGTTTAGACATTACTGCAGCCTCATAATATAAAAATGCAGATATCTGTGCAACTGTGCTGTCCTTTAAAATTCCTGGGACTGAACCTGCCATCAATCTTTCAAGCCCACTGGCAGTCTGAATTAAGGCTACGCTAGAATCCAATTTCCTGATTCTCCGATCTCTTTGCAATAGAGTTATATGCAAGGACATTACCAAATGGATCGGTAATCGGGGTAGAGCTTATAACCTCAAATACTGTGGGGGTATTGTTTGGATAGTTGATTTCTTTCCAGACTACGTTGCCACTCATATCTCTAACGTTAGTAACTTTCTCTCTATACGTTATTGGGTCTGGTGTTCTTATCTCAAGCATTTGCTCATTCATATATTTGTTGTTAAATGTTTGTCTGTCTCCGCCTCTGCCTGTACCAGAATTTGAAATAATTCCTTTTGCAGAACATGGAACAGACCTAGTAAATATCCACTCTTTTTTAATAGCACCAGTATTTTCATCCTGAGTGTCTAATTGAAGGTAGATATCTAGCTTCATTGGCATTAATGAAGTTGCCAGACTCATTTAGATTATAACCATACCGTTTGTGACATATGGTGCAAGCAGCTGATCTGCATATAAACTTCCAGTGCCCTTGTGTGCGGTATCTAAAAATTCAAACTTCCAATCAAAAGTGCTTATATTTTTTACGTACTTGTCTTTCCAAGCACGATCTTTTTCAAAGTATTGTTGCATTAATGCTAGGCAAGCTTCTGATACATTGTCTGGGACACGCTTCCATCCATACCAACCTTGAACATCGTACTGGTATCCTTTTTTAAATGATCCAGAGTATCCTTGGTCATTAATTGATGGAGGTATAAGTCCATTGGCTGTATACACAATGTTGTCCATTAAGTTCTGCTTGTTTGCTGCAATTGCATATTGTGATTCTGTTATTAGATGCGTAGAATAAAATGGTCCTGGGAGCGGTACGCCTTCTTCTTTAATAAAATCAATTTGCAATATTCTTGTCTTTAACGGAAGCACGTCTGTGCCACTGCCGTACTGAGTCTCCGTCATATATTTTTCTGAAAAGAATTGATTTGTATAGGCATCAATTAATTTTCTTGCGTATCGTTCTGCAATTTTTAATTCATTATAAGACCTATAGTTTGGGTCAGATACGTCTGTTCCAATATTTAGTCTATCAAGTGATTCAGAAATGCTAACATACGGCCTGACAACATCTACTATTTGTTTGTGTGTTGTTGGGATTCCGTTTACAGAATAGCTCCAGGTAATCTCTAGCGTAGGCTCATTAAAGTTAGATGCCGCTTGTGGAATTATAATTTCGTAAGTCCCAAAGTCTGAATCTAACTTTGTTGCAGTGTAGGAAGCTGATGGCAAACCGCCAAACGGTGCTCCGTCTGGGTTGGATCTTTTAGTTAACGCAGTTACTGTGCCGTCTGCGTCTGTTATTTCACCTGCCCAGTAAATTTTAGTTATTACTTTTGAGGCTTGATCTTTATATATTTCTGCCATTAACTTATGTTAACGTTTAGTTGTAGAAGTCTTGAACTTCCTTTGGTGTCGCTAAACGAAAACCCTCCTCTGTATCAAAGATTTTTTGAGCATCATCTTCAGACATTGCTATAAAAGGATGATCTTTTGTAAAGGTATATCCGTGGATATCGTATCTGTGATTATCTCTTGTCATTCTTACAAGCAGGGTATCTTCTGGTTGCGCTTTTGGATCAAACTTTGGAAGAATTTCAATTTCTTCTGTGTCTCTTTCAATTGCCTCTACCGTACTTTGATATACACTCCAGGTAACGCCTTCTTCTGCTAGAGCTGCAATAATGTCTTTTTTATTCTTTAGGCCTTCTGTATCAACTGCAAAATCTGTTGCAATTACTTTTAATTCAGCCACCTTTAATGTGTCAAACGACATATTTTATTTCTCCTTTTTCTAGGTCCTTTAATTATAGCATTGTTAAATTTAAATGAAAAGCCCCCAAAATTAATTGGGGGCCTTTCTGTAGTCTAATTCTTAATTAATTAAGAAGCAACCTTAACGTTCTTTACAACGACCCAAGCGTCTGCCTGCTCGATTTGAACGCCAACACGAGTATACATTGTGTACTCGATTGTGTCCTTGCGTGGCTGGAAGAAGCGGTAAACAGTTACATCACGCTTGATACCAATAACTACGTTATTTGGGAATGTCAAGTGGACGTCTCCGTGTGAACCTGACGGGCTTGCGTATGTACCTGTCTGTGTCTCAGGAAGCAATGGAACTTCAACGATTGGAATACCAAATGCGTATGGAGCTACATATCCTGCTGGACCTCCAAGAACAGGAACATCACCACGGATAATGCCAGAGGCAATATCTTGTGGAGTAACGTTCTGAATGTTCTGTGAGTTAGAGAACAAGTAATCTTGGATCAAGTTTGATCCAGAAAGGAAGCGAAGGTCTGTACGACGTTGCTTGTACTTACGTGGCATTGCCTTAAGAGCCTTGTTGAAGATCTCACGGGAAATTCCCGCACCTGCTGCATCTACTACACGACCATGTGTCTTTGCCTTCTTAACTGCACCGTCAAATGACTTGTACAGAGCATCGGCTGAAAGTGATGTGTCACCGTTAAGAATAAGATCTTCGATGTCATTTCCAGCTTGTGTTGCCATCATACGTGCAATATGATCTTCAAGATCTGCACCTTCGATGTTGTCTTCTAGAGACTCAGTTGAAAGTTCCCAGTCCATGCGGAGCTTCTTTGTTGTGAGAGAGATCTTTGAGAATGTTACACCCTGGTTTACAGCTGTGTTTTCTCCTTCGGATGCAAGCTTTACAAGCTTTTCTCCTACTGACATGCGATCAATTTCTGTTGTGTCAGATTTCATACGAACCGTACGTGCAACCTTACCAATTACGGTAGCATCGAACATATAA